CCTCTCCCCCGAAGACATCTCTCTGGTGTGTACCGCCAATGGTCTGACCGACAGCCGACGCGTGCGACGCATCGCCGACGAAGCACAGTGCGACCTCCGCCGCGTCAAGCGTGCCGTCTGGCGCGAACATCAGCTATCCAAGGAGGACTAAGCTATGGCACGAGCATACTCCAGCGCTAATATCCGCTCCGCGCGCTTCAAGACCGTCAACTTTGACGGGGCGTGGCTGGCGAGCATCGGGATGCCTGTGCTGCGTGGCACGTGGCTGATCTACGGGGGTAGTGGCTCGGGTAAGACGTCCTTCTGCCTCCAGCTGGCGAAGTACCTCAGCCAATTTGGGAGGGTCCTCTACAACTCACTGGAGCAAGGGCTAAGCCCCACGATGCAGGCGGCTTGGATAGAAGGCGGTATGGATGAGGCCGGGCGACGCGTGAAGCTCCTCGACCGCGAGAGCTATGATGAGCTCTTCGAGCGCCTCGCCAAGCGCCAAAGCCCCGAGATCGTCATCATCGACTCGATCAACTACCTCCGAGGTCTTCGCCTCTGCGACTATCAGCTCCTCAGTCAGCGCTACCGCAAGAAGCTCTTCATCGTCGTTGCCCACGAGAAAGGCGGTGAGCCGAAGGGCGCCCTTGCCCAAGCCATCCGCTACGATGCTGACGTGAAGATCCGCGTCGAGGGCTACCGAGCTATGGTGACCTCCCGCTATGCTACCGGGGAGATCGGCGGAGACGACTACATCATCTGGGACGAAGGGGCAAACGCCTATTGGGGAACCACCGCTACCGACCCCAGCCAACGAGATCGACGTAAACAACGAAAAGAAATAGAAATCAATGAGAGCTAAAGGAACTAACGAGATGGACAAGCTACACATGGGCGCCATCCGAAGATATCACACCCTCTGCAGTCAGCTGCAGCTCACCCCCGAAGATCGGGAAGCCCTCCTCTCGCCCTACGGCTGCACCTCCAGCAAGGATATGGAGACCCACGACCTCATCGACGTATGTGCAGCGCTGGCTGGCGAGCTTGACCGACGCACCGAGGGCACCGACATCAGTAAGCTCCGCAAGCGGACGATGGCAGCTATCGGCGCTTACCTCCGCAGTGAAGGCAAGTTCGAAAACCCCTCCATCATCAAGGGCATCGCCTGCAGGGCTACGGGCTACCGCTCCTTCAACAAGATACCCAAGGAGCGCCTGCGTAACCTCATCGGGCTCTTCAACGACAAGGTCAAGGACAAGCGCGCCGTAGAGGCTATCACCGCCGAAGAGCTCGCCCTTCAATCACCCTACTTCCACCCCTCAACACTCGCAAACTAACTCACCACATAAATAACTACGATAATGAAACGTGAAACTATCTTCCTCGGCTTCGTAAGCCTGCTCCTGGCTCTTGGCATGGATGCTCTCACGGATAGCCGTACCTGGGTGACCCTCTGGATAGCCTTTGTTGCCCTCTGGGGCGTGTGCACAACGATGACGCTCAGCGAGCGCCTCGAGAACCAAGAGAAGGAGCGACTCTCTGACCTCCAGGAACCCCAAACACCTCAAGAAAATGGTTGACTACAGGGACGCTGATGACCTCTGGATGAAGTTAGCCCAAGAGGTAAACATCCAGTTTTGCGATCAAGAATTTGTCTCCTGTGAGCATCATGAGGAAGACTGTATCATGCTCATCCTAAAAGATGTCATCGGTGCTATAGAGGCAAAAGAGCTAAAGCAGACCATACACATCCCCCAAGGTATAGAGGATATGGAGGCAGATGCTTTTTGGGATGCCTTTGAGAACTCTATCAAGGACACCTTCGAGGATAGACTTGCGAAGATAGGGATGAGGATGCTTGACCTCTTGGTAGTACATGGCAAGCATTGCCGAGATTATATTGGGGGATTTGTCTATCTCGATCATCCTGGAGATACCTCACGAGTGATGTATAGTATTATGCGTGACCTCACCTCTGATGCCCGGCTAAGCCTCAAACTCCGTCACGGTATGCAGACACTGCTTGGATTGGCTCATCACCTAGGAGTCGATCTCTATAAGCTCATCCAGCTCAAGCTGAGATATAACAAGCAGCGCCCCCAGCATCATGATAAAAGATACTAACAACACAACTCTAAACAAGACTATGCAACTAAGAAGTAACGGCACGCTCTGGACTCTCACCGAGGAGGAGCGCATCAAGGTAGCCGAGAGCGCTCATACCAGTATCAATGTCCTTGAGGAGCTCGCCCACGATGACTCCCTCTATGTGCGCTACTCAGTGGCTGAGAACTCCAAGACCCCGCCAGAAATCCTCTTTGAGCTGGCGAAGGAGGATAACGACTTGATGAAGCACTTGATAGCGCAGAACAAGAGCTGCCCCGCTAAGCTCCTCGAGGATATCAGCCATACCACCGACCCCGACATTCTGGAAGCTATCAGCATCCACCCCAGCGCATCCGCCAACCTCGCCCACGTCTGCGCTGAGCGCCTTCGCAAGATCATGCGCACCAAGAGATACTAAGCATTTAATCACCCTTTAATCACAGATAGAAATGGATACTGTAAAAGTAGAGATGACTCCAGAGGAGTTCGCTCGCTACAAACAAGCAATGGAAGAGCAGAGTCGCCGTGACCTCGCCCAGCGCGCCAAGGAAGAGCGCGAAGCCTATCGCTCCCTTGCTGCAACCACCGTTGACGAGTTCTTTCCAAGGCTCGAGAGTACCAGCAATACCCTTTCTAAGATGAAGCGGTTGCTCTATGACTCCTTCTCGCAAGTTGTCGAGACAAAGAGGGAGGTTATGGGTGCCGAAACCCAAGGGCAACGCTCACATAGCTTCCTTTCCACCGACGGGACGAAGCGGATCATCATAGGTTATTACCAGCGCGACGGCTGGGATGAGACGGTAGAGGATGGTATAGCTAAGGTACGCGACTACATCTCTTCGCTGGCTGGAGACGAAGAGACCCGCAAGCTCGTGGATATCATCCTTGACCTCCTCTCCCGTGACGGAAAGGGCAACCTCAAGGCCGACAAGGTCCTCCAGCTTGATAAGTACGCTGAGAGCATCCAGGATGCCCGCTTCAGCGAAGGTGTGGCGATCATCAAGGAGGCCTACCGCCCTGTCAGAACGAAGGACTTTGTCCGCGCACAGACTAAGAACGCTATGGGTGGCTGGGATGATCTCCCCCTCGGAATGACCGAAGCATAAAAAAGGCCCCCCGTCAGTAGGGTTCAGCTACTGACGGGGGTAATGGATGAAGGAAACGGCGTTATGAACCGCATCGCCACAAAGGTACAATAAATACTTCAGGCGATGATCAGAACAAACAGATTAGAGATGGCGCGCAATGTCTACGCTATTATCAACAGATATCACGAGCCGGGCAACCACCGACGCTCGCTGCGAAAGGTGTGGCAGCACTATGTCTATCCTATCTATCCTATGTCTCTCAGGACGATGATGGAGCTCCTTCGCATCGCCCGTGAGCATCAGTCGCCTAGGGAGATACCTCCTGGCCTCTACCCCCTCTTCGAGGAGTGGGATAAGCAGAGGACGCCGTACACGACTTAATCCAACCTGTAAACCAAAGCCAGCAGGGCGGTCACTGTCACCAGTGGCCGCCCTGCTCTGTATATAGGCTACTCCCGTAGGAGGACTCCCCTTGGGGTCTGTCGGTATCGCTGATGCTCCTGCGCCCCTTGAACAAGGGAGGGGTAGCCTACACCTGTGATGAACGTAGCCCAGTGGTGCATCAGCTCGCCGTGCTGGTGGTCCAGGTCAGAGGAGATGAGCTGTAGCCCTGAGAAGCCATCACCCGCCAGCCCGATAGGTGCGCTCTCCACCTGCTCGATGAGGTCAAGGTAAGCCAGCGGGTCATCCTCCAGGCATCGGCGCTCGTCCGAGAGCTCCAGTGACTCGTGAGGCTCCTCGGGGGTGTACTTGTGCACAAGGTGTAGGACGATCTCCATAGGGACACGCGGGGTGCCTTGCCCTGCCGAGGTGTAGGAGATGGGGGCGAACTCCACGAAGACGGCGGGTGTCTCGAAAAGCATACCGCTGGGGAGGTCCTCCATATTTTCGTTCCACAGCCCGATGTGCTTCAAGTCTGTGACCTTCTCTTGTAGGCGTTCCTTCAGCGCCTGGTAAATCTCACGTCTCATGCTTAATGTCTATTTAATCAGTGATTGATGTGGACGCTCGGCTCGACGTAGTCGGGCATTCATCTCCTCACGCCACAGGTCGACGTGCTTGGTCACGATCCTCTGGATGAGCTCCTCGACCTTGGGGTGGTTGCCGACGAAGCGACGCTGTGGCATACGAAGCCGTCGCTTGAAGGAGCGGACCCTATGGCTGCGCACCTTGACACGCTTGCGCTTCATGCCTCGCTTACCTTTGACCAGGCGTATAGCCGTCGTCTCCTTACGGGTGTGCTGAGGGACGGTGACCTCGCCATCGAAGCCCTCATTGTGTAGCGAAGCGTAGGGCATCGCCGAGGTGAAGGACACACCCGATGGCATGACCTGCCCCTTCAGTGAGCGTCGTAGCTTGCCTGTGACGAGGAGGAGTGACCCGCGCTGTGCTCGCTTCCTGGACGACTTCCATCCACCTTCTCCACGTGGCTTCCATGGGCGGTCGAAGAAAGCCTTGCGGCGGAAGTTTTCGTGAAACTCCGAAGTTAGCCCGACACGCACCTCCTGCTTGATGTCCTCGAAGACCTGTCTACTGCTGTGCATTGTGATTATGAAATTATGTTGTATATTTGCAGTGAGATAACCCTCGGAAGTATCTTAATCCTGACTGTAGTTCGGGTACGGATACTTCTGGGGGTTATCTCTTTTTTAGAGCTACGTGAGGACTATCGGAGATGCTGTGGAGAAGAACTTCTCCCTGCTTGTTTTCCAGTGCGATAATCCAGCTCTTCTCTCCTTCTATCTCTGTCTCGAATAGGTGGGTCTGTACGACCCACTCCTTCTTCCCTTCATCTTCATACGCTCCTAAGTACTTGGCTTCTTTGATGAGCTTGGGTAGATCAAGTAGAAGTTCGTTTTTGGCGAGATAGTGTTCGTGTGGCTGGTTAAGCATCTCCTTAATGCCTGTCCCTGTTATTTCTACACGCACACCATTATCGACCGATACACCTACAAATCTTTCCTTTGCGAGTCTCTGTATCTCTTTGCGGTGTTCCTTCTGCTCGGGGGTAAGGGAGATCTTCTTTGCTCCCTCTTTGGCTTTGATGACTTCACCAAGCACCACACACTCGTCGCCCTTGCCCCCCTTGGTGATGTCGCAGTGTGAGATACCGCGCTTGCCGTCTGAGGGCGGCTTT